GTCCAAAGTGCGTGTCGCTTACTAAGAATACACTTGGCATATTGCCTCCTTTTTAGTAAGTTTCTTTTACAAAATCAAATTCTTCTACAGGCCATTTGGCCTTGAACTCATCCGACTTGACATAATCATTGTATGCTTTGGCATCAAAGAACATCTTGTGGAATACCGTTTTAAATTCACCTTTTGGGTTTATGGTCAAATAAACCGATTTTGCCTTGCCTGCCATTTTGTGCCTTTCAAGCTGTTAACCAATCGTCGCTGTCTCTATATTCTATAGATTCGCTGCCGTCATACTCTTTTATTTTGAATTGAATTCCTACGGGAATCCATTCTACTGTTAAATCTTCTATAGCGCCTAGATACAAATCCGGATACTTTAGTTCCATATAGACCTTGAGTTCATCCCAGCGTTCTGTTTCCACATATGTTACTATGTTTGAATCAAACAATATTTCGGGATACTGTGTATTCCAGGTATACCATCCTGCTCCGAATCCTGGACTGTAGACCACAGCTACTTGTCCATCTCGTATTACACGATCTTTCATTTTATATTCCTAACATTCTAAATCAATATGACGACCTTTGTCCAGATCCAATCGAAGATTCCTTGATACTCTTTCTGCGATAATTTGATCAAGTCTGCGTTGTTCAATCTGTTTACTGTAGTTGTCAGTTCTTTGTTTGTCCATACGAGCCTGATCTACCCGATACTGTTCTAGATTGTATTTTATAACGCTCTGTTCTGCTCTCGAAACGCTCATAGGTCATTCCTAAATGTGCGCCAATCATCGGTGTTTGGTTTTTCATTAGCATCGTAGGTCCAACCTAACACTTTCATCATACGATGCTTGACCAACAGGTTTGGACTGCGCCATTTTCCCACATCATCAAAGCCCATCATAACACCTAGTTCACAGACCGCACCACTTCTGCAGACACCTGCATAGCAATGAACAACCACATTCATTTTGTTAGCCAATGCGTGTTGTAACAGTCGAACCAACTCGGCGGCCTGCTCGTGACTGCACTTCATTGTTTCTTCAAGTACTGAGTCTTTTTCTTCTACATCCAAAAATTCAAAGTCATGACGTTCTTTGAATTCGTGTTTGGCAGTTGGTCGCCAGCTGGCTGGATCAACGATGCTGATCAACATACTATTTTCCCCTGCCGCATGATGAAACCCAATTGGGATATCAGCGGCTGCTACATTTTCAATCCACGGCATATCTGCTTCCTGTTATAATCTATAACTAACACGACCTTTTGATAGATCGTAAGGACTAACTTCTATTTTAACACGATCACCTAAAATAATACGAATCTTGTGTTGCTTGAGTTTACCACTGGTGTAACACAGCATCAAGTTGGGCATATTTTCGATTTTTACCTTGTACATACTGCCCGGCAAAACTTCTTCTACAACACCTGTTAATTCAATAATATCTTCTTTGGCCATCTAGTTTTTATCTTTCCTTTTTAACGCGGCCAATGCGGCTCGCCTTGTTCCAATCGTATTTAACGCCATCTGGGCATACACCGTCTTTGATGCTGTCTACACCAAATAATCCTACGATTTCAAATTCGCCACCTTGAATGGTAACAAACACATTTAATTCTTTGGCAAATGCCAGGGCCAAATCCAAATTGGCAAACTCTGTTGAGCTTTGTTTTTCTATTACTTTGTACATACGACTATTATGCTATCTTTCCTTCGAGTTGTCAAGAGGAAATTAAGTGTGACAAAAATGCCACACTTCAAATTTAACTTGATTGCATATTTTGTTGGTTAATTTTATATAGTATACGGTATCTGCTGTGTAGCACGTATACTTAAACAAATTCTTTCTTCTTTGCCTGTAACGATCCTATGAGGTTTTGTTGTGTTAGCCCATATCAAATTACAATCTGTTTCCTCTACTATACAAGTATCATTTGATTTCAATGTAAACAAATCAACACCATATATGGATTTGCATTGGTATTCAAGACTATCAATATCAAACCATTGCATCACACCCGTCCCTTTGATTATAAAATTAAAGGCATGGTAACTTTTATCAATATGGATAGGGCTTATATGATTAGGAGGCATCCTAAACAAATCAATAGTATTATGATATTGTTCAAATCTTAATAGTCCCGATTCAGTCAATAACTCTTCTTTTGAAATTCTAAATAAAGAATGCTCTACAAGGAGCCACAAATCTCTTAGTCTTTCAACAGACTTAATGCAATCTTTTTGCAAATAATCCCAGTACACATCAGGCAATTTATTATAATAAGTTGAATTCATCTTTTATTTAATAGATTTGGAACGACTAATATAGTTCAAGTGGTGCTCCAGGCTGGTATCGATCCAGCGTCTATACATTACCAATGTATTGTACTGCCTTTGTACTACAAGAGCGTGGTCCGGCCTATAGGAATCGAACCCATATTCACGGTGTAGAAGACCGCTGTATTATCCATTATACTAAGGCCGGATAAAGAAAAACCCTGCCCTAAGTACTATGTCTTAGAGGGCAGGGCCGTGTTGTTGATGACAGACTACTTGGCTCATTATACTCCGCCTGTCAGGGAGAGTTGTTATTTTACATCGTATTCGTAGTTTACTGTATCGAGATTTTCTCTGTAAACTCCGGCACCGTTTTTGGTATGAAACTTCTTGGCCATCTCGGTCTTTGGACTCAGGGTGACAAAGCGTTCTATGCTGGGAAATTGCTTTTGTATTTCTGCTACAGTTGCTCTCAGCAACTCTACACCTGCCCCCGGGGCGTAACTCCAAATGGTGTAGAAAATGGCTGCGGTCGGCACTTCCGTATCTTTGATCAAATCATTGACATCTTCTGGGATGAAATCGTGTAAACTCACACATACCATAGCTCGTGGAATGTCATCAACTAGAGCACTCACAAACTTGTTCTTTCCTACCCTAAACTCTTTTGGCAATTCTGGGCGAACTGGATCATCCTTAATGTAGTCTAGGAGCGGGTCAGTGAGATTGGTGATAAAGGATAACATTTTTTCTTTCAGTTTATATGCGTACTTATGTCTTTTAGGCAAAAAGACTGTTACAATTTTATTACAGTAGATATTCTACGTCGGCTGCTAGAATAAATCTGTAATCATTGCTTTGGACCACACCCGGTCGGTGATATTGATTGCTGGGATACAACAACCAATTATAATCACTGGGTCGAACAAAGAACTTTCCGTTGCCGTTGGGACCGTTAGGTGCCATTTCAGTTCCGCAGTAATCACGGTCTTTTACATCCTCGGGAATGTGCAGATAAAATATACCGCTTAACATCTTGGCATCGGGATTTGTAGGATGCCAATGATCGTGCCAAAGCGTTTCACGATCTTCTGCACCTTCTAGATTAGTCATAAATGACCAAGCCATCATGTTATTAACTTTTACTTCTCGTCCAAGATACATAAACGCACTGAACAAGAAACTCATACGGTACTTTAACCATACTGTTTCTGGTCTTGCAAATATGTTTTCTTGGGTTTGATACTTAGGGCTATTTGTAAAGTAGTTCCCATCAGCGATAATATTCTTTATAATGCCTATGGCTTCTGTATTATCTTCTTTACTGATCGTGGAACTAAAATCAAATTTTCTAAAGATATTGTTTTGGTCAATAACTGTGTGCATAATTTGGAGCGGGATAAGAGAATCGAACTCTTGACCGAAGATTGGAAATCTGCTGTTTTACCATTAAACTAATCCCGCATCGTTTATTTACTCGTCCTCTTCCGGAGGATTGGCCAAAGGCGAAGTTGAAGGTTTTTTCTTAGACCACATTGAATATGATTCTCCTTCAACTCGACCACTTTGATTTGGTTTAAGTTGTTGAATCACTCCGCCCTTGGCAAAGAATTCTTCTAGTGCTGCATCAGTTGCTGTTTGATCTTGTGCTTTTGTCATTGTTGCCTTTTATAAAAATTGGTCGGAGTACAAGGATTCGAACCTTGGACCTCATCGTCCCAAACGATGCGAACTACCGGGCTGTTCTACACTCCGAAACTGGTTGCGGGGGAAGGATTCGCACCTCCGATCTCCAGCTTATGAGACTGGCGGGGACGACTAGACTCCCCTACCCCGCGATAATTAGTGTCCGGCTACTCACACCACATGAGCCCCGGACTGAGCAGTTACTCTGTCCATAACATTTGTTCTTATGGAAAAGGTGTTAGACCTCACCCAATGCGTTCCCGCCACTCCATCACAGAGCACGGATGGTCACTGCACTGCATACCTAGCACTCTTTATGGTGACTGCCCCACCCACTTTAGACGTCAAAGTGTAACCGGGTTTTTAAACTAGACCTTCTGATTGCAGTGTTGCCACTACTTCCTCACTGATTGGAATCTCTGTTCTAATATTTAACTCAAGAACTTCATCATTGATCTTTTGCTTCTGCTTTTTGAGATTTTTAATCTCTGCACTGATGGCATCTAGCTGTTCGTGTCCAATCACATTGGTACTCACTGTGTCAGCGTAGCCGTAGATACTTGCACGTCGACCTGTGTCGCTGTTGTCGTTGCGAATCTTATCTAACTTACCGTTGATCACGGCAAGATTGAT